GCCGGTAGAGCCGACAATACCACGCCAGTCCATGTACCCGGTGTCGAACCTGGTATAACCGTACATAAACCAGTCAACCGTTTTCGGCAACGGCATGGAGTCAAAACGAGGACGGTCGCGCCACATCAGCTTGATGTTTTCGTATTCCGGATCCCGAAGCATCCAAATGTTACCCTCGATGTAGTCCCATACAATCGGGCGAATGCCTTCAATGACGTTCGCCGTATTGGACAGTTCATACGCTTGGTTAACCGATTTGAGGATTTCCAGCGCCGTAAATTCGTTGTCCGGTCCTACGACAAGCTGTTTTGCACGCGCCGGAATCTTAATCCCTGCCTCGTTCAGCGTATTTCTCAGCTTGGTCATACCCGTTTTGACGTTTTCGGGATTGAGAGGTCCGGTAACCAGGTTATCGCCGAGCAAATTCGAATCCGTCAGAGGATGGCTGTCCGAGAAAAGCGGAACACCGTCATATCCGACATTGGTAAACCCGTTATTGATCGGAGCAGCCGCTTCCGTCTCGACCGTAGCCCTCAACCCACGAGCCAAGGCCTGAGCGCTTCCGCCTTTACCGAAACCCGCCAGAACGCCGGTAGAGCCGTACAGATTGTCTCTCGTAAGCTCCCACGTAACCGAATATCCATCGTCAAAACGACGGGCTGTGAAGTATGCCACGTCGCCTTCATGGATTTCCGTTTCGTTAATCGTGTTGCCTTCGGTGTTTTCTTTCCACTTTCCAAACGCACCGATATGCGGGTACGAAACCGTCTTTTTGTCCATATCGCCCACAGTAACGACTTGCGTATACTGTTCCGGCAGTTGTGCGTAGGTATCGGCAATGATTTTCTTGTGAATCGGCTCCAAAAGTTCACGGAAATTGTCACGAGTCAGTTTCATTCGTTAGTTCCTCCTTAGTTACCCGTAAATACGCGGTTTGTCAGCAGTACGACAGCCGTTTTGTCTTCGGTGTCGATCTTTTCAACGACTTGGATAAATCCGTCCGTCGTGTCGTCTGTGTTAAACTGATATGCCGCAGCGCCAAGATCGTACTTGTTACCGATAGCAGGAGCAGCGGAACCAGTGTAAGACAGACGATAGAGCGAATGCGGGTTAGCGTCGTACTTGATCACGTCCGTCGCAGATGCCGAAGCGCCTGTTTGAATAGGCGTATTTGCTACACCGAGGACCGTTCCAGCGGCAGCACCGGCAGCAGCGATAGACGCTTTTCCGTTCGCGAGTACGACAATGTCGCCTTCGTTGATGGTTTGATTGTTGTTGACCTGGATTTCCTTATAGATCGGCGCGGAGCCATCAAGGCTACCGGCATAAACTGCACGAATAGGCATTTAAACCCCTCACTTTTTCGCGTATTTTGCGTATTCTTCCGGTTTCATACCGGCCAGTTTGGCGATTGCGAGTTGTTCCGGCGTAAGATTGAGCTTTTGCACCGTTTTAACTGCACCGCCGGATGTTGTTGTGTTGATACGTGCGCTTTGTTTCTTGCGCTGGCTTGCTTGCAGACGGTGTTCTTGCTCGCGCTGAAACTCTTTCATGCGCTCGCGCCCACGAACGGCCATATAGGCTTGTTCAAGCGTCTGTCCGGTACGTTCAGCCAGCGGTTCGAGTTCGTCGCGCCAGTCGTCGATGTCAGCGAAAAACGGATCCGACTTAAGCTTTTCGGCTTCAACGTCGTACTTCTGGCGGTTGAGATAGCTTTTAAGCTCGGCCAGTTCCCGTTGTTGCCGCACAAGCATGTTAGCCGTCTGCGGGTCAAGCCCCTGATCCTGGTAGCGCTGAGATTCGAGCGCGTCCAGTTGGCGCTGAAACTCATCAATGTCGCTGACACCGGACGATTGCATGAGCTTTTCGGCAATGCTGGCCTTCTTTTCAAGCGCCTTTAAGCGTTCTTTCCATTTTCGGCGCTCGGCGATGACGGCCTTTGCTGTGTCGTTTTGCTTTACTTCCTCTTGCTCTGGCTCCCGTTGTGTGCCAGCGGTTGACAGCCCGTCTTCGTCTTGTTCTTCATCTTCGGGTTCCTCACTTTCTTCCTCCCCGAGATCGATTTCGATTGATCCGTCTTCATTAAGTTGCGTCGGAGGCGGCGGTGTTTCGTCGTCTTCGATCTCGAAGTGCGGATATTGGTTTGAGATTTCCTCGGTTTCTACTTCCTCCGCGAACAGTTGCAGATTCAAGGGCAGAAACATTTTTCTTTTTTGCATCTTTCAAACCTCCGTTTTAACGTGTCGTCCACGATGTGCGGACTTTCGCATGGTCCGATACATGGCTTTTTTGGGCGGTGTTTTGCTCACCGGAACGTCCGCCGAAGCCCCGGACGATGGGCATAAGAAAAGCACCCTCATTTGAGAGTGCCGGTTAAGCATTTACAGATTGTCTGCGCTCGTATTTGCGTTTCTGCGGTTCTTCTTTGACTTCACTAAGCGTCAGGACCCGATAATTTGGCGCTTGGCGCTTAAGCCACATGATGTACTTCGTACCGCATTCGGGACATTCAGTTCGCGCGAATCGCTCTGCGTTTCCTCCCCACAGGTGGGAGTCGTTTGTCCCGAGTGCTTCCTGCTGGCTCATGAGTCGGCCTTTTATATCCTGCGCGGTAAATTGATGACCGCAACAGGTTGTACGGCTGAGATGGATCATTTCTTCCTCCCTTTCGCGGCCATTTCGGCCATGCGTTTGGCTCCGTATTTTTTGATGCCGATACTTGCGGCGATCCTTTTCGCGGATTCAGGGCTGTTGCCTTGACGTTCGAGCTTTTGGGTAAGCTGCTTGAACCGTTCTCCGCTGCCTAGCTTCGGTTTCTTTGCCACCATCCTCACCTACCTATACATTTTGTTTTCCACGTACTCGTTAAGGCGCATGGTAGCCACGCCAGCCCACCCACACGACGGACAGCGTGCGCGTCGCTCGGTACTCCATTTTTTGTCCCGAAGCGCGACTTTTTCACAGCGTGGACATATCGGATGCTCAATCGTTCGTCGCGGTCCGCCGATCTCACCAATCCATGGATGCGAATGCGCATGCTGTGTCCACTCTTTTACGCCGATTCGGTTTGTAAGTACGTTCATGGGATACCTCCTATTGCCGGATTTGTCGCAGGATTCATCGGGTTACCGTTAGGCGTGAGTCCTGCAACATCGGGATTAAGCGGCATCTGCATGGGTTGCTGTGCTTGTGGTTGCGGCGTAACGGCTGCAATATCGTCGTCAGACACAGGCAAACCAACGTACTCCCGCAGGAGTCTAAGCTGCACATGAGGCGGAAGCAGATTGCTGGATTCTTTGATGATCGAATAGATAAACGCCTTATTGCTCGGCAATCCAGCCCCTACGGTGATTTTGATGTCCAGAGACACCTTTTTGGTTACTGGCTCACCGTTTTCGTCTCTCAATGTCATGTATTCCGGAGCCTGTTCGACCTGTATACCCATGCTTTGCAGTTGCATCATGAAGTTACGTTGATACCCGGACGATGCAGGAATAAGCACCGGGATCTCCTTAAGGTCGGATGGCCTGAAGAACTTATACACGTCTTCGCGCTCTGAAACCCGAAACGCCATCTCTTGATCCCAATACTCCATGCACAGGTCAAGGATGTATTCGAACATGTCAGACAGTGTTTCTTCAAGGATCATTTTTTTATGGGTTACGCCAGCGTTAGCCCCTTGTTGCAGCGCCAGAGCTTCTGTGGCCGTGTCTACGCCCTGCTGTTTGATCCCCGATTGTTGATCCCCGAACCGAGTCTGAACCTGTCTCTCAGGCCCAAATGCGAGGTTTCTACGCTCGATGATGTAGTTAGGCATCGACGGAGGCGTTAGGTAGCCCATACCCGGACCACCTTGTGCATCCGTTGGGAGGATCAAGCCACCCTCGTTTGTCCATTTGTCCGGGTCCAAACCACTATCGGTTGAGAGCCACCGTTGCGGATTACCCGTCAGTCTCGCGTTAATACGTATTTGATCGTCAATATCGTTGACAAGGTCTTGCGTGTCGATTAGCAGTTCCGCCGTACTCTTGGCCCATACCGTTCCTTCGCGGTACATGTCTGGCGTGAAAAAATATGGATAAATGTTTCCCGGAATGATGAAATCAGGATCATCCTTTGTGTCCCGAAGGATAATCCCGTCTCCGCTCATTTCGATGAGCCGCATTTTCCATTCGACGACTTCGTTTCCGTCGTCATCTGTGGACGTTACTTTGTCGCGGAACCACACAAGCATATGCAAATAGTGATCGCGGCTGATGCTGTCGGAAACTCCGTCGTCCTCTCCGAACAGGTATTCCGTATTGATCGGATTGTACCCAGGTTCAATCGCATCGACTCGGTCTTGGGGATACAAGCCACTCTCTCTCGCCCAAGAGATGGACTTGTTCATGACTTCGATCAAAAAGCGCCCTTCCTGGATTTTGTAAATATCCGTGATGTTCGGGTCCGGGAACACATACGCAGGATTGCAAGGCTCTATAACCGGCATCCCCATGCCGTCTAACTGGTCGGGATCGAATAGCACTCTAAAGATGCCTGTGCCGAACTTCATTCTCCTGCGCTCGTGTACGTCCAGCTTGCGGCGCATCTTATTGTGGTCCTTTACGAATTCGAGGATGATCCGGGCCATATCCGCGAACGCTTGGTCCGACGGTCCGCGTCCTCGCGTTTCAACGGCTAGATTTTGCTCGATGAGATAAGCAACTTGTCCCTCAACGTTGGGATTGATGATGTTAGTGTTACTAGCCGGATCATTGATGCTCTCGGCTTCGTTTGCGTCACCCTCCCAATACAAGTCAAGCGTCTCCCATTTGTCAAATAGATTGCGGTTGTCTTTGTCATACCATCCGGATCGAAACCAGTCCAAGATGCTGTTCGACAGTTTTATCTCGTCCGGTGTCATGATGGACGTTCGCACGTCTTTGTTTTCGCCGTCGTCATTCGTCCGAAATGCTTCTGGAAGCTTTTTAGCCAAGGTGTCACCCCCTCTATCCGGTAATATCTATTTCGTCCTTTTGCTTCATTGGTTCGCCGGTCGGTTTTCTCGGCGAGTACAGTCCGCTATCGCGCACCTTGAACTTGTCGTAATGCGTCCTGTGCGTCTTTAGCGGGCTTCTCAGGCTAACTTTGCTGCGTCTGACCAAGATTGTGTCTTGATCCTCTTGGTCATGATTGTGCGCCTTAGAACGGATCACAGAGCCTTTGGCGAAGTAGCACAGTGAATAGCCCGTGATGATACCCACAAACAAAACGACCGCGTAGATCATCTTCCTTCCTCCTTTGCGAAGGTGGCGACGAATCCGCAGCCGTTGCATCTGTATAGATACATCCGTATGGGTTGGATTTTATCGGCTTTAAAGTGACCGCAATCGTTTCGTGATCGCTGGATGTCTGTGCTATTGCAAAACGGGCATTTGTCCATTATCTCGCCCTCCTAATATCCTTTGTCTTGTATCCCATGTCTTCGAGTTCGGATCCAACGTAGAATCCTTTCGGCTTCTCCCTTTCTGGGCGAATCGTTTTGCGACACAATCGATTTAAGGCTTGGCTCATGGCGTCAACCATGTCATCATGCGCGCCATTTGGGAATGATGAACATTCATCGATGAATTCCTGAACCCATGGCCGATTCTGCGGAAGGTACACGTTTCCGCCTTCAATGTCCGGCAGAATGATCGACACTCGGGCTTGCTTGCTTTCCTTTGGTTTAACTGCGACCATGCCTCCAAGTTTACGGGACAGCATTGATATAAGCGCCGGTCCATTGGCCTTGTCCTCAATGAGTTTTAGACGAGCATTTGGCCATTTTTGCGAAATGTTTGTGATCGCCTTCATGGTGTCGTTTATGTCCATCCTGTCACGGACTTGATCGACAAGGTATTTATCAGCACCAATACGACCCCAAACTTGACCGACTACATAGTCGCTACCGTCCGAATCCTTGAACGAACAGTCCCATGATTGTATCAGCTCGTCAAACTCCATGTCCTGCGGATCAACTTTATAGAATCTCCACCAGTGACGCTTGATCATGTTACCTTCGGCGGCACTTGGACGCTGCTGGTAGAGAGCGTTAAATACGTATGAGCCAACGTCACTTTTGATTTGTGCCAGACGCATTTCATCAAAACCAAACTCAGGCCATAGCGCTTCTCCCGGCTTACGTCCCAAGTAGTCGTTTTCCTCAGCAATTGCCGGAAAGTTAATTACTGTCCACCGTTCTCCCTGGTGAGTTCCTTCTCTTATCTCATCCGCTTCTTTTTTGAGTAAGCGTCCAACAAGATCATCCTCATGCCAACGTGTCATGACGATAATGATTCGTCCATCTGGAGTTAGGCGCGTGTAGAGTGTGGATTGGTACCACTCCCACACTTTTTCGCGCATGACTTCGGAGTTCGCGTCTTCGCTGTTTTTTACAGGGTCGTCAATGATGGCTATACGCGCTCCGCGACCAGTTATGGGACCTCCTACGCCCGCAGCCTTTACACCACCCCGAAAGCCTTGTATGCCCCAATTCTCGGCAGCTTGACGGTCTTTGGATAACTGGACGCCAAAAACGGACGCGCGCTCTCTTAATGTGTCACGTGCAATCATGCTATGGTCGCGGCTAAGATCGACTGAATAAGATGCCAATATGATTTCGTCGTTTGGATTTCGCCCGACATGCCATGCCGGGAACTTTTTCGAGACGCGTTCGGATTTACCATGACGCGGAGGCATCGTTACAATGACGCGCTTAAGCTCTCCTTTGGACACTTTCATGAGTGTCTGATCCAGAACGTCAAGGTGCTTACCGTCTCGGTCCTGGTAGTTGCTATCGTAATCGATAAAGTATGAGAAATCCTGATAAGCTCGCGCCCGTCTTACCTCATCCAGAGTCGGCAGTCTTTGCAATGATTTGCTCAAGCTGCGCCAACTCCTTTGGACTGAGGTTCTTTAGATTGACGTTTTGATTGGTTTCAAATGGTTTGCCGTCTTTGTTGGCTATGTTGGTGTCTACTTCTTGCTTATCCGCCCATCTGCCGTAATTGTTTTTGAGGTTAAAGATGATGCCGGTGATATTCTTAGCATTGGTTTTGAAAAGCTGTTCCTCTGCGTAATTTTCACATCTTTGCTTCGCGCGTTTTATCGTGTCAGAAAACTCGTCCTTTTCCTCGTAATCCAACAGTGTTTCTCTTGTCGTATCCAAAGCCAGCGCAAGTCCTGTGATCGTAAACGGTTTGATTTGCCTTCTCAGTATTTCGCCATGCCGATCAAGAACCGGCTCCCAATTTCCTTCTGCGTTTTGCTGCCATACTTCTTCAAAACAAGATTCAAAGTATTCATCAATCTTCTTTTGCAGCTCTTTGGCAGACTTAAACTTTAACGGTCTGCCTCCTTTGCTTTTGTCTGCCATACTATCACCCTCTTTGCACTAATTTACGTTATTTTGAATATAACACTCGCTATTTTTGAGAGAAGTTTGCACTTTGTTACATTTTCAATCCAAATATTCCGCGACCATTCCTGCTACTCGATCCGCATTTGCCTCTATAATTGCCATCGTAATATCGCTTTGCATATGCGATAAAAGATATTGCCTTTCCCCTACATCTACACTAGCCCATGCCGTTGCTACGCTTCCATCAGGGAGATTAGCGGCAAATATAAATCCTGTCATTTCTCCGTTTTCTGCTCGTTGTAGTAGTTCTTTCAACGCTTTGATGCAGTTGTTTTGGGATGTGCGGTAACGGTATATCTTTGCCATAGAATCACCACTCATTTGCACTTATTTCATAATTTTCGGATATTCGCGATTTCGAGCATTTAATTGCATTTTTCTACGCTTTTTCATCCATGTTCATGCAAATAATCATATCAGTAGGCCATAAAATAGGTTTCGTCGTTCCGCTACCGAATGGGTTCGGAATAGGGAAATCCCATGGACCAGTAGCAACTGTCGGGTCCGCCCTCTTCATCTTCGCTTGTTCCGTTAGCAACCGCTGATACTCCATAATCTCCTGCGGTGTTCCTTCTACTGTGATTCCGTTGATATGTGCTTTCATGATATCCACCTCAATGTGTAATATTAGGTAATCTATCCGCTATCTCTCTGAGTCTATGTGCGATCTCTTTAGCGGTGTTTTCCTCTATTTTGATATAACGAGTGTTTCTACTGTCTCCTATTTCATGAGTGGGAGAGGAAGATAGTATATAAGCTAGTTCTAGAAGGAATTCACGATCCACAACATACGGCCCCCGTTCGCTTCGCTCACTAGGCTTATTCGGTCGCCTCGATGGCGGCATTCGCCGCAAAGGAAAAGGGCGGTGGTTAGCCGCCCGTGTGCTTATCTCCTGTATAAAAGCAAAACAGCCGCCTTATAGCGACTGTCTCATTGCATATGATGCGGTTTAACCATCCCACCGCAAAGGTCGAACTCTTCCAGCGCAGGGAAACATTCGCCACCGGGAGCAACCTTAGACCACATACAGTGGCCCGCGAAAGCGCAGTCCACGTGTACGCTGCCATCCTACGACGACGTTGCTTTGATCCCGCGCATGGCGATTGTTTTGATGTATCCGCAACTAGAGGGTGTTGCCATACGCTGCTGCGGATACGTATGTGATGCGCAACATTGGCGCTGATCACCTTGGTTTTCGGGGAACCTGCCTTTTAGTCTCCAATTGGTTTGGACACCGCCAAGCTCCAGTTCCCCTATTCACCTTTTCGCGGGCCATGGGCCATTCTCCCATGGACGCCAGCTAGCTACCTAGGAGGACTACGCCTCGACTGGAGAATGCGGCATGCCTCTCATCGCGTCTCTCTTCCGCCACCCGCGATGACCTCTTGTTCAGGAAACCGAGCGAACGACGTGTGTATGTCCGTGGTACAGCGACGCCGCTCGTCTCAGGCTTCCTACGATACGATTATACCATTTTTTGTGTGGTATGTGGGTGAAGATTATGCGGTATCGATGCTGTATGGATGTTGCATTTTACGCTGTTTGACGTGATTGGAGCATCCAATCCAGGTTGTGTATCTCCATCTCGTCATAGCTGAGTGGTGCGAGAGCGACACTAAGACGGCGTAATGCCTCTTTATGCCACCGGCTGATGGTACCACGATCCACATGATGACGAGCCGCCAACTCTTTGAATGTCACCGTATCGCTGTCCCGATCAAAGTATTTGCGTACGATGACCATACGCTGATCGTCGGTAAGAAGCTCGTTAACCGCCCCTTCGATCATCTCCACGATGCGCGCATACCGGGTAGCATCCCATGCGTTTCCACGCAAGCGCGACGCCTCGATAAGCGGCAACCTAGTATCGTACCCTCCGCAGTTCCGTAGAGCGTATTTGTAGCTCTTATAGTCTGTCAGAAGACGTATGACTTGTTCATTGGTCATGTTTGTTCCTCCTTCCGTTTCAATTCTTCGTATTTCCGGTTTAGCTTTTCCTTGTACTTTTGAGGGACAGAATCAAGCGACCCAAACGATCCCAGCCACATTTTTTTGAAGTAACCAACGTAAAGAGGAAATGTAAATTCGCATGCAACTTCCAGCCTTCTGTCCATCCAAGCCATTATTGATTGTGCTTCTTTAACGTCGTCGGTGTACTTTCGCATTTCTATCCCTCCTTACCGAGAAAGCGGCTGTTATGCCGCCTTCCCGTGTGATGATTACGCTACTTGATTAATCTTAACGGATACAATCCCTTCGAGTTCATCTACACGTTTCACGAGCGCCTCGAACTCTTCGCGGGTAACTGCTTCTGCCGCTCCCACCACTTGCGATACAGAGGTGTCTCCAGCCACTCCTTCGGATTGCCCCACAGTTTCGGTATCATGGGTATCCTGGGACGGCGGAAACAATTCAGGCGCTTCGAGCGTCGTCACGTCTTCAGAAACTTCCGGAACGGATTCCAGAACAGCTTTTTTCTCGGCTTCGATTTGCGCCCGAAACGTGGCGGCTTCTTCCGCCGATACCTCCTTGTATTTCGAGAGTTGCGTCCACGGGATCGTGATTTCTTCGTCCGTTTCAACCAGGTTCGCCAGATAGAACGACGATTTCAAGTCACCAGGACGTACGTTGTAAATCTTGGGCTTTTTGGCCTCGATCCGTTCTTTGATCGCCGCAAGTTCCGCTGCGCCGTCAAGGTTGGTAACGACCGGTTTTTCGGTGAGTTTTGCCCGCAATTCCTCGATCTGCTTTTTCAGCGCTTCATTTTCCGAAATCGCCGCGTCTCGCTCGGCAGTAAGGTCAGTGATTTGATTCATTGCGTTTTCCAACTTAGCCCGGGCATCAGCCAAGTCATTGCGCGTTTGATCGAGTTCTTCTTCAAGTTGATCAATTCGATTTTCACTGGCTTCTAGTTGGCTCTCGTAACTGGCCTTTACGGCTTTGAGTTCTGACGCATGTTCATTTTCCATTTGCTCGATATAAAGTTTTGTTGTTACCGCAAGCGCTTGGTATTCGTCTTCTCCGGCTGCGAGTTCGCGAAAGTTTGCTGTAAATCCCCCCACAGAAATCGAAAAAGATTCTTCGTTGATGCTGTTTCCTTGAACGAAATCGCTCATATTTTACCCTCCATCGTTCGATTATTCGATCATTCTAATATACTAAAATTATAGCACATTTTGGTTAAAAATGATAGCGAAAACACTACATATTGTGGTATTGTTAAAGTTTAGGCAATATCATTTGGCGGTTTAGGCAACTCGAACTTCGGCTTCTTGGTTTTTCTTTCCCGTGGATGCGGCTTACGATTGTTGCGTAACGCCTGTATCGGAATGATCTTGGTGATTTTCATAGCTCTCACCTGCCTTTCGTGCCATTTCTTTTTCAATCAATGCCTTGCGTACATCCTCCGCAATAAACCTGTTCCATGCTGATTTTTTGTTGGACAGTATAACCACCTCCCCAATATGACTCTGTGAGCCTCTATAAGCCTTGTAGAGCGATTATATTTACTGACTAGTAGTTTTACCCTCTTCCAAATTATCTCGCCTTAAAACCGGATTTACGAGGCTTTTGAGAAGCACGACAGGTCTACCTCTATAATCGAGGCCAACGTAGTTTTCTCCGACACGATCAGGGATCCAGTCTTTGACAAGTTCCAGAGCCTTCATAGCAACCTTCCTTTTCGCATATGGTAGATGTATTTGAAATAAGATTTGGCGTCTGTTTTTCGTTTGTAGCGCTTTGCCATGATACGGTGATAGAGTTTCACGCCCTTACCTCCTTGATCGGGATGCCGTACCTCTTTTCAAACATTTTTTTCTTAAGCCGGTACAAATCGGTGCGTACCCCCTTGACGTCCACAACCTCAACGCGACCGTCCTTGTACGTAACCCTAAAATCGGCAATGTAATATACCGGCTGTACTTTGCGCCCCGTCTCCGGGTGCTTGTAAGATTCCAGGATTTCGAACTTGGGTTGCAGCTCGATCTCAACGACTTCACCGGCACGCATTAGCATTTTTAGTTTTTTGTAGTACCGGGCTTCGGCCTGACTGTCGAAGTTGTAATTGTCAACGGTTGTCCGTCTGGCTCTGTACTTATGCTCTGGTTTGAGGATACGGATTGCCATGATTGTCTAATACCTCCTTGATACGTTTTTGGCTATTCCTCCAGTTTTGCTAAGAGCGCAGCTTTGCAAATGGCTTCGGGGGCAACCTCCTAAGCTGGTTTGTCCTTATCTTTTAACTTCCTGACCAATTCGCGCATTTTCTCGATTTCTTCCGGTGGCGGAATGTCTTGTGTTCCGTTTTCGACTACTGTCATTTGCGGCTTTTCTTGTTGTCGAGTGGTACGGGGTTGCTTTTGCTGTTTCTGCGGCTTGTCCAGTTTCCAAGGTTCGTCTACGCCAGTTGTTCTCCATCTTTCCAAGATGCTTTTAACATATGGCAGGATTCTTTTTCCGTGATATGATGCCTCTTTAAGAGCCATAATCACCCATTCATCTCCGTAAACATCGATGAATTCGCCCAATCTATCGGCATTCGATGAACTTAATAGACCGAATCCCTCCTGTTCGAAAACGCGGAACGCGTTATTAGTAGGAGTAGTAGTAGTAGAATATTTATTTAATACATTGTTTCTTTGTATACATTGTTCTTGTGTGGTTAGCTGCTGGTTAGCTGCTGGTTGGCTGCTGGTTGATTCGCTGTTGCTGTGGTGGTTGGTGGTATCGTAAAAACCTTGATATAACTGCTCTCTTTGATGGTTGCTTTGCTGGTTGTACTTGGCATAGTTTTTGACGGAATACAGAGAGAACTTGGGGAACTTCTGAATCAGCTCTATCATTCCATCGTCAACCAGCTTTTTGAAAAGCGTACGAAGACGTTGCTCGCTTACTTTCAAGCGCTTGCTCCAACTTACTCGACCAAAGATGAATTGACCGTATTCGATTGTTACCAATTTGCCTTCAATCAATCTTTTTTCGGGTTCATTGGAGAATCGGGCGCGTAGGAGGATTTCAAACCATACTTTAAAATATTCTGCGTCCTGGTATATCCAATGGTTTTCGATTTCGCGATCGATGCCGATGAAGGCCACCCAAGAACCTCCTTTCCGACAAGAGTGGTGTTATTCCCTCCGCATATACTTGTGTAACGCTCTACGGGCCGCGTACATGATCATGAATGTAATGAGGTATAATCTATCGTGTTTCACTTGTTTATCACCTATCGTCAATGATGTGGTGTTTGCAGTCTTTGCAAATTCGAAGCTTATTGCCGTTGAATTTATTTCGAATGATGTACCGCGCTGGACGCTCGTAGCACGTTTGACATGGATTGTGGATAATCCTGATTTTGGGTTTATTCAAGGTTTTGTCCCTCCAATGCAGCGATAGCGGCAATATCCGGCCCCGGTTGATTTCATCCTGCTTCCTCCTCGTCTTCCTCATCACGCTCTGTCTTTTCACATGAAGGGCAAAACTCCATATTACAACATGGGCACCGAACGAAAAATTCCATACATTCCTTGCAGTCGTACATCCTATTTGCCTCCCTCGGAATAATTTTTGGAATAATTTAAGTCGATTTTGACAAGAGGCTATATTGGACCCAGACTTTATTCGGCTGTCGCTTCGGTATCCCCTAATAGGTACGGATGCTCGTATATGTTGCCGATGACTTCAACATTGTGACGAACTTTATATAGAAAAGAACCATAAGGAGTATCATCGCCGAATGGATTGTTCTTCATCCAGATAGCGGAATAGATTCCGTTTTCTAAAATAACTTTCCCGATCTGTTTATAGGTTAGATTGGATTGGAGGATATCCCCCTCATAAATCTCCCGCTCATTGCGATCTTTGAGGCCGGTATATTGACCGACGGTTTCGGGATCGA